GCTATTAGCATTAGTGCAGATGTGCTCAAGGTTGATGAGAAAGACCGCAGCGACCCAAAAGTGGTTGAGATGTTTGAGTCACGACTCGATTTCTCAGCTTACAAGTGGATACGAGAGTTTTCTAACCCAAGCAGTGTGGGTTTTGGTGTCGATGGCACATATAGCCGTTCTGACCAACGGCATTGGATGGTAACGTGCCACCGCTGCAACTACACCATGTACATGGATTTCAAGGCTGAGGATGTCTTACTAGCTGACAAGACAGTTAAAACACACTACGTCGATATTGAGCGTAAGCTGTTTGCCTGCGGCAACTGCAATAGAGAACTGAGCACAGCCGATCGGACAAATGGTGAATGGGTTGCTAAATATCCCAGCAACGACAAGATACATGGCTACTGGTTCAGTCAAATGATGGCCCCATGGTTCACGGCTGAAGAGATTATCGACAAGTACGAGAACAACAGTGTTGAATACTTCCATAACTTCGTACTTGGGAAAGCGTTTACACCAAGTGATCTTATCGTTGACAGGGCAACTATCTTGCGTGCAACTGCCCCAAGTAATATTGCCCGGGAGCAAGTTGCGATTGGGGTTGACCAGGATGCAGGTGGCCAGTATTTTGTCGCTATGACACCACAAGGTGTCTTTGCTCATGGCTATGTTGATAGTTGGGAACGGATTGAACACTTGAAACTGATGTACAACGCTATTGTAGTCTGTGACCCCAACCCGTACCAGGCGATGCCAAAGCAGATGGCAGCAAAATATAACGATTGGTACCTATGTTACTTTAAGAACTTAGACGGTTTGTCTGCGGTGCAGTGGAAAGAAAAAGAACAGGTTGTCTATGCTGATAGGACACGCGTCATTGATATCCGCGCCAATGAGATTACCCAGGGACGATTGCTATACCGTGAACACCCACATGCGTTGGAAGATATAATTGCCCACTGGAATAATTTGTATCGTACGACTGAAGAAAAAGAAGATGGACGCAGCCGTTCTATCTGGATTAAGAAGGATGATAAGCAGTCTGACTATCCATTTGCTGAGGTATACGCTAGGATTGCGCTGACGAAGTACATGGGTGGCGCAAGTGAGCTCGTTGAGGGTACATATCCAGTTGATAGGAAGCTGACAAATGTAGCTGCTAAGAATGAAAATACGGTTGCGGTTGATTTCAGTGGTATATTAGAAGACACATACGCGAACATGCAATGAATGAAATACAACGACTTATAATCGAGCGTCGGCAATTACGGATTGAGGTGCAACCTGTTCCACAAGACAGATATTACCGCTGCCTTGTCAGCTTAAAACGGACAGACAGACCGCGTTATTGGGGTTTCCGGTGCCATAATTGTGGTGAAAAAGTCGTGGAACTACAGAATCTTGAGGTATTTACGATAGATGACTTTTATGACCCGCAGGACATTAATAACACCGCTATTGGTAAGGTCTGCCATGGCAAAGTGGATGGAAAACGATGCGGTTATATGTATTTTTTCCATGTCGGATGATATGCTAATGGTAATCTAACAGATTAGGAACTAACTTTGGCTGACACTAACCCGTATACCCAGCAGCAAGATGTCTATGAAGAGGCATTTACTGAGCTATACACACAAGATTCTGAGTTTGAAGCACTGAGCCTTGAACTTACCGATGACCAGCTAACAAAACTACTGGTTACTTCCTTGCAAGCAGACCGTGACCACTGGAATAAGAAGCCATGGGTATTACAAGATACTGATGTCGAGAACACGGCTTTTGTATTAGGTGACCAGATTGATGACAAAGACTATCTGAAGAACGATGTGAAGTATATTGACAACCGATTGTTTACTTCTATCCGGGCAATCCTGAGCTATGCTACCGGGCAGCTTGCAAAGCCTGAGATTACCCCATCCAAAGGCGATGAGATTTACCTCAAGGCTGCTCGTGATATTGGTTCGGCACTATATCAGCACAGTTTGGATGAAAAAGTTGATTACAAGGTACGCGCTGCAGTTATGAACCTCATCAGTCGCAAGCGTGGCTTCCTAAAACTGCGTTGGGATCCAAACCGTGGCATGAATGGTGACATCGTTACTGAGGTTTGCAATCCTGAAGACATCATCATCGACCGTTATGCTGGTTATTTGGACAATCCAGCAAAGATTTACCACCGTATTCAGTCATCTATTGAGGACTTATGTGCCAAGTTTCCCAACAAATCAGACCAGATTATGTCAGCATATGGTATCCAACGGGGTGTCTATTCACAAATGTCGCGTATGGTGGCGTACTTCGAGTGCTGGTTTACGTATGCTGATGACTCAGGCAAGCCCGCTGAAGGTGTCTGCTGGTTCATCCATGAGAAAAAGCTGATTCTTGATAAGATAAAGAACCCAAACTGGGTATACATGAGTTCTGATAAGAAAGAAAAAGAAGCGAACGTCATGAGCATGCCACCAAAACCCTTTGTGGCGTTTAACTACATCAATACTGGCCATAGTTACATTGATGAAACCTGTCTTGTTGAACAGGCACGTCCCATGCAACGCTTGCTTAACAAGCGCGGGCGGCAGATTTGGGAAAATGCTGACTATGCTAATGGCCGGTGGGTAGCAGATAAGAATGCATTTAGCCAGGAAGATGCTCGTAACCTGATTAATAAGGGTGCAAAGACGGTTGCAATGGCTGATTTAAGTAAAACCGCCCAACCGTTGCAGAATGTGGCACCGCAAGCAATGCCGGCTTTTGTTTATAACACACTGCTTGATGCTCGTAATGAGATTGACCAGATTATGGGTACGCCAAGTCAGTTCCGCGGTAGCGCGCCGGAAAGCCAAGATACACTTGGCCGCGATTTGCTCGTAAAACAACAGGCCGGGGCGCTGCAGGATGACCTCGTGGCTGCAGTAGCGATGAGCATGGAAACGTATTACACCATTAAACTGCAAATGATGCGCGTGTATTACACCGATGACTACTGGTTCCAAACACGCGGTGGTGATGGCAAGTACGATTTCATCATTATCAATGGCGAGAAGCTTGATAGTAACGTCAAGGTTGGTGTCCAGACTGATTCTACGTTGCCACTTGATAAAGCCACGATTCGGGCAACGGCAATGCAGCTCTGGCAAGCAGGACAGGCAATTGACTACAAGACATTCATGGAAGACCTTGGCTTACCAAACCCAGACATCCGCGCCGAGCGCTACCTCAAGAGTAAGATTGATCCGCTGAACTACCTCAAGTCTGTCGAAGTTGACCAGATTGACGATGACGCTGAAAGCGATATCCAGTTACTCATCATGAATAAGACACCGGATGAACGTGATAACTACGATGAGAACTACTTTAATTACTTCAACCGCTTTATGGCCAGCAACCGGTTCAATAAGCTTATGGGTGAGAATCCAAAGGCCGCTCAGCGTATTGTTGCCTTCATTATGGCTATCCAGCATGTTATGATGCAATCAGCTAACCTACAGGGCTCACTGATTGACGAGGCTGGTATCGTGAATGACCCAATGGCGATGCCACTACCAAAGCAATCTATCGATATCCGTGCAACACCTGACCCTATGACCTCAGACCGCTTGGCAGCTCAAGCTGCTGGCATACCACTACAGAATAGCCAACAGCAAGCCGTCAATCAGACACCGCAGCCACCACAAAGTCCACAGTCACCGACACCACCCGTACCAACGCAATAACGTAAAGGAGTAAGATATGGCAGACCAACCACAAACAACAGAGGCAGAACGCGCACAGGCTGCGAGCGATGCCGCAGCAAAGGCAGCACAACTATGGCAGGGAGATTTTGACGAAGCAGATCTCAGTATTCCTTATAAGCCACAGACTGTTAAGTCTGATGATGAGTCGGCTGAAGACGATAATGCAGACCACACCCATGATGGTGATGAACAGCCTGGTGAAGGTGACAATCCTAATAAACAGGACACAGTAGAGCCGGAACAATATGCTGAAGCATCGCAAGTTGTGACTGTGCAAGACCCCGGTGATTTCGTACCAGCTGATTATTCTTTTGAAGTCACATTAGCCAATGGTAAGACCGTGAAAGTATCTACCCCTGAACAGGCTGATGAGATTGCTGACAATGATGAGAACTTCGAGTCTACTAAGCAGTTGATGGATTTCATCAAGAAATCGAATAAGATGCAACGTCAGCTTGACCGTGACTACGATAAATGGGAAGCACAAAAGCAAACCTTTGAACAGCAGAAAGCTGAAGAAGATGCGCGGATAGAAACCGTTAAGAATCTGGTTTCTGGTTTTGAGTACCTGGAATCAAAAGGCCGTCTACCTAAATTAACAGAGGAAGAACGGAATACAGATTGGACAAAGCTTGATGTATCTAAGCATCCGAATGTCAAAGCACATATGGATTTAATTGAATACATGGAACGAGAGAACCAAATACGAGATAAAGCAGGTGTTCCACGTTTGAACTCTGCGCTTGATGCAATTAATGCCTATGACCTTGATAATCGTGGCAAACAAGAAGATAACACCAAGAAAGCAGCCGGCGAAGCCAGGCGTGCAGCTGGTTCCCGTGTTGCTAGCCCAAGTGCAAGTAGCCAAGGCCAGTATGTACCGAAGGGCATTGCTGTTGGTCGTACTTTGAACTTCCGTGGCGGCCAAGATGCCTGGAACGCAGTTCTTGAGGCACAACAATAATCCAGTTGACAGAATAGCGAAAGCACTTTATTCTTCATCGTAGGAGAAGCCCGGTTAGTCCGGGCTTTTTTAGTTAAAAGAATAAGGAGAACGCATGTCGGCGACAGCCCAAAATGACAGGGTGAATAACATTACCCTCCAGGACTACAACTCAACAGTAGTCGACACCATTAACAAATCAAGTGAAATCATGAAGCGTGTGGTTTCTCGTCCAGTTCCATGGAACGGTCGAAGCTACAGTTCACCAATTTTCACCAATAACAGCCAGCTCGGTATGAGCTTTAAGGGTACTGAAACTGTCGATACTACGATTGACTACAACACCCAGCAGATGACTTGGTTCCCAACCGGTTATTTGCAACCAGTCGGTGTCAGCATCGTGGAGCGTTCGATTAACGCCACTCCAAGTGGTGTTATTGACCTTTACAAGTCTTCCTACCAGTATGCACAGAACTCCATGATTACTGCCCTCGGCCAGATTTTCTACGGCTATGGTAACGGTAACGACTTTGATGGTCTGGGCAACATTGTTGACGATGGCACAAACACTTCTAGCTATGCAGGACTGAGCCGCACCACTTACCCAACCATTAACGGTTTCCTGACGACTGCATCCGGTGGTGTATTAACGCTTGACCTGATGGCTGCTGCTGACGATGGCGCAACCATTTCTGGTAACGAGTCTGAGACACCAAATGTCATCATGAGCAACCAGACTGTCTGGAGTCTCTACGAAAGCTTGCTGACCCCAACGGTTAACAGCTATTACATGGGTCAAGGTGGTGATTTCGTTGATGGTTCTACTAGTGTTAAACAAAGCGTATCCCAGAGCGACTCATTGTGGCTCAAGCAAGGTGCTACAAGCGTCAGCTTCCGTGGTAAACCCTTGGTTCGTGACCAGAAGGCTCCAAGTGGTGTCATGTTCGGTCTGAACGAGAACTGGTTCTACTTTAAGAGCTTGAAACTCCAGGGTCTTGACCTGATTGCTACCCAAGAAGATGCCACTGCTGGTGCCTACGATTCTTACAAGGTTTCTGCCTTCCAGTTCCGTGAACCACTCATGCCGGTTAACCAGTTAGCTGAAGTTGGTATCTTCGTGATGTATGGCCAGTTCTACTGTGAGAACCCGAACCGCAACTTTAAGATTAGTGGTATCTCAACTACTTAGGAAGAAAAGAAAGGATATAGGAGAAATAACATATGGGTTTAGCAGCAACAATTCAGATTGCCGACCAAGATGTCTATCAGCAATCTACTGTAGCGAACTCTGAACTAATTGGTCAGATCGCTCAGACTTCATCGGGTCTTACATGGATGTACGCCAACGCCGGTGGTGCATTGACTGCTGGTCAGGTTACACAGCCTGTCGCTGTCACTGCAAACTACGCTACTCGTACACTTTCTACGGGTGTAGCAGCTGGCTCCAACCAGGTAACTATCCCACTTGGTACTACCGCTACTCAGAACGCCTTTGTAGGCTTCTGGTTGGTCGTTACTGATGGTACCGGTAAGGGTCAGGGTGCGTACTACGTTACGGGTAACACCGCAGCTACTGCTGGTAACAGCAATACAACGACTGTCAGCATTCGTGGGGCTATCAACATCGCACTAGACAACACTAGTGTAGTTGGTCTGTACCCAAGCCAGACCAGCGCTATTACGCAGCACACTGCTAGTTCAGCAATTCCCGTTTCTGGTGTACCAACCATTAATGTTACAAGTGGTAACTGGTGCTGGGTTCAGACCGGTGGCTATGCTTCCGTTCTGTCTGACCAGGCTATTACCAAGTACGCAATGGCTATCCCATCCGCTTCGGTGGCTGGTGCAGTCACTATCGACCTAGCTGCTACCGTTACCGGTGCAGTCGGTTACGCGCCTGAATTGACTGTCGATACGAAGTACTCACCACTTGTGCTAACGTTGCTGACATAGGAGTAATCTGATGGCAATTGGAAACAAGAAACTCGAAAACTATAAATCAGTTGTTAAGTACAACCAAGGTCTTACTAGTAACTATCCCGCATACTTTTCAAAAGGTGTGGCAACTACCTCTGGTGGTACGCTTACGAGCGGTGTCCAGATTGGTGCAGGTGGTGCCGGTGTCTTTACGGGCACTGGCACACCAACCTTTACTGCTCCGGCTGGCAGTCTTTTCCTAAACATTGCTGGTAGTGGTACAGCCAACCGTTTATTCGTTACCTCTGGTAGTGGTACTTGGATAGCAGTAACGACCGCAAGCTAGGAGGTAGAATGGCAGATACGCACATCAACGCATTTGAACAAGAAGTCGAAGAAGCAAAGCTAAAGGTTAACCAAGCTCAAGCTGAACTCCAGACCGCCCGTCAGCGATTTGAAGATAAGAAACGTGAGCTTGGCCTAACTGAAACGACTGAACCTGCTCCAGTTGAGCCACAGGACCCAACCGTGAAGGCAACCGTAAATACAGGCGATAAGAAGAAAAAATAATGGTATACATAACTGCATCCGGTTCTCAAACAGTCGCTACTGCCTGTAATGGCTTGTACGTACAAGTTAATACTGCATTGACTGGTACAATTACATTGGCCGCCGGCGGAACTACCTTTGCAGTTATTACCAATCCTACCGCTGGCAATATTTTTCGGTATAATGGATTACGTGGTAAAGGTGCGATAACAGTTAATCCGAGCGCAACGACGGATATAACGATTAGCTTCCTTAACCGCGATATATAAGACAGGCTTGATCAGCACTGCAGCACCTATTACAGGGTGCTGTTTTGCTTTTTATAATGCATATGGTATATTTTGCTCTATGACTATAGAGGAACGAATCAAGAACGCAGAACAGCGGTTTAATGAGTTAGATACCCAACGTAATTCAATTAATGAGGAAATGGCTAAGCTCCAAGGAGAATGGCGTGTCCTACAAGATATGTTGAAAGAGCAGGAAAGCTCAGATGAACCAAATAAAGAGGCAGCTGTTATCGAGGCAGTGCCAGAAGAGGAGAGTAAATAATGGCAGTTGTAGGCCCTGGTGCAATCGTACAGAATGATGTCGCCCCTGAACCACTTCTAACCGGTATTAGTGAGTATGAGTATGTAACGGTACATAACCCGCTGAATGATGACTTTGCAGTCCAGGTAGCCCAAGATATTCCTGTTAATATGCCGATGGAAATTAGAGATAAGACAGCTGGTGTCCAAGACCGTAATGGGTTAGTTATGAACTATGGCCAAGACTTTAAAAACCCTGACTTTCAGTCTAGGAAGCATGTTTTGAACCAGACTATTATCCCAGCTGGTAAAAGTGTTAACTTCCGTGGCAATGAAGCAATGGTAGCTGTCCGTCAGCTTACTAATGAGCTTATGCAACGCGAGAAGAACTCCAAGTTTCTAGCAGATCCACACTTGCGCCGTGTAGCTGAGGAAAAAATCGTAGTGAAGCGTGGCTATATCCAAGAACTTATGGATACTACAATTCAGTCTCCGCAGCAGCAGGCATTACATGCAATTGACCAATCAAATGAGGTAGGACATGTCCAAGAACAAGCTTTCCCCGCCCTCGGCCAGCAACCTGAATCAGGAGATAGCAGCCAAACAGCACCAGCTGAATCACCTGCAGCAAGCGATTCAAGTGAGCCAAGACGAGTGGGACGCCCAAAGAAAACAGATAGCCAGTGATACGGAAATCACCATTCAGTCTTCAAGAGAGGCGATTGAGAAAGCTACTACTGAAGCTAAAAAGGCGCTAAAGAAGCTTGAGGATCAGAAAGTAGTTGCTGAGGAATTGGCACAAGACAACCAGAAGAAGTATGAAACTTCTATTATTGCTTATGAACAGTGGTTAAAAGACTTAGAACATGATATAAAAGTTGCTTCTCGTACTAATGCAAACTTGCAAGAAGAGAATCGTAATCTCATAAGTGATATTGAAGTCCGAAAAGACTCCGTGAGTGACCTTAAGCGTCAAGAAGAAGGTTTGTCTGGCCAAATAGCTGAACTTAAGATACAGGATGAACAAGCTGCTGACCATTTAGTGGAACTGCGTAAGCAAGAACAAGCATTAGAGAAACAGATAGAAGAGCTAAAAGCTGACTTTAACCGTGAAAAAGCTGATATTGAACACGAACTGACTATCCTACAGGCCAAATTATCTGACTTACAGCAAGAGATACTCAGTAACCGACAAAAGGATGAAAAGGTACGCGATAATCTTGCCCAATGGGCTAAAAACCTTGAAGCGCAAGACCAAAATATCCGGATTAGAGAAGAAAAACTTAGCCAACAGCAAAGTGCTATTGCTAGAAACTATAATTTGTTGAACTTATAAGCTATAATTTGGCACAAATGGCCTCTACTGCACGAACTCCCAACAATATTGAAGGCTTAAGTGCCCAAAATTCTGTAACAGGACAAAATGAGTACTTACAGAGCACAGCACACGCATTAGATGTCTATGTTACCAATGGTGGAAGTGGTGGCGGAGACGTACAATATACCGATGGACAGGTTTCGCCTACTCACCCTATTGGTAATGCCCTAACCTATAGCAACGGTACAAATATGATTGCTGTTAGTAGCAGCAATCCATTGCCGGTGAATGCATCTGTGAGTATTACAGGTGTTTCTACGGCTGCTAATCAGACGAGTGGTGGCCAAAAGACACAAGTTGTCGATGCTTCAGGCAATGTTATAGGGTCAACTTCCAATGCACTTAATACATACATAACAGGTGGTACAATTGGAAATACTTCATTTCAAGTTACCCAGGCTACCGCTTCCCAACTTAATGCCACAGTAGTAGGAACGGGTACATTTGCCGTACAAGCCGCCCAAAGTGGTACATGGAACATTACGAATATTAGTGGTACCGTAAGCCTACCAACTGGAGCGGCTACTTCAGCCAACCAAACAAATGGTTCCCAACGAAGTGGTTCATCTAGTTCCACAGTTAATGTTGGTCAGACTACTTCTGGTACAACTGCTGTTCAGCTGACTGCTACGTCAATCTCCATGACGAATGGCATTCTAGTACAAGCATTATCTACTAATACGGCTTCAGTTTTCATTGGTGGAACTGGAGTGACTACTGCAACAGGTTTTGAACTCCAACCAGGCCAGGCAGTTCCTTTTACAGCCGCTAATATCACCAGTCTTTACGTTGTAGGGAGCAACACCAGCGATAAAGTCTGCTGGAATGTCTTGTAGTGGCTATTCCTCCGTTTGGGTCACCTCCTACCCCACTTGCGACCAGTACTGTTGCTGGAAAGATTAAACTCGCTGGCGATTTGACGGGCACAGCTGCTAGTCCTGCACTTATTACAACTGGTGTAAGTGCAGGTAGCTATACAAGCACTAATCTTACTGTGGATGCCAAAGGACGTATTACGGCAGCTTCTAATGGGTCAGGCGGTGGGAGTACAACTAATATCACTACTAATACGACAAAGATTGATGTAGGTGGTGGGAGTGGTACGACGACATGGGGAACATTAAGCGGGTTGATTAATGGTAGTAACGCTGTGTTTACAGTTAGCAATGGCTCGTACGTATCTGGTACATTGCGTGTGGAACTTATGGGTCAAGATCAGGTCAATGGGTCGTCTAATGACTGGACTGAAACAGCTCCTGGTTCGGGTACGTTTACATTTGCTATTGCCCCGCCCACTGGATCAATCATTGTTGCTACGTATACGACATCTTCTACTTCCAGTGGTAATATTTATAACCCTATCGCTACTAAAACCTCAGCCTACACTATTAACGGTTCTACTGATAACTATATCCGGGCAGATGCAACTAGTGTAGCTTTCAGTGTGACGCTTCCTACTGCCTCTAGCTTTACTGGGTTTGAGTACATTGTGAAAAAGATAGATAGTTCAGCAAATGCTGTTACAGTAGTTGGAACTATTGATGGAGCAACTAATTACAGTCTTCCATCGCAATATAAGTTTTTGAGAGTAAGAAGTAATGGAACTAACTGGGACGTTGTAGGTAACAACTAATGGGTACACTTAAATATGCAGAAATGCTTTTAGTAGATACAGCAAGCACACTGCCAGCTATTGCCGATAAAGGCCAGATAGGCTATGCACAAGATACGGGTTTAGCCTACCAGTTTGATGGGGGGTATTGGAGTCCAAGCGCAAAAGTGTCTGTTAAAAAGACATCTGCGGCTATTAATGCTAAAAATACCGGTAATACACTGCTATATACATTGGAGAATAGCTCGTTTAACTTCTATCCAACTATGGTAGTTCCACGTGCAACAGGAGTTGGTATATCAGGAGTTGTAACGGGGCCCACAATGTCTATTGGTACTAACGCAACCTCATACAATAATGTTGCGGTTTCATCTCTACTTAGTAATGTACTAACAACTCTTACGGGTGGTAACAGCTTATCGACTACTATATATTCACCTGGCCTGGCAGGTAATACCGCAATTTACGTGAACGTTTCAGTGGCTGCAGTAGCCACTAATTACACAGTACTGTACGATATAATAGGATTTTATGACTTATGAGCCAGACACGTATTCCTAAAGCACAGCTTGATACAACACTCGTTGATACGACGAGTGCCCAAACTGTTCAGAATAAGACGTTTGATGCTACGAGCACCTATCCTACTTTTAACCAAAGCACTACAGGAAACGCGGCTACTGCAACTGCTCTCCAGACAGCTCGAACAATCCAAACGAGTTTATCTTCTACTTCCTCAGCATCTTTTAATGGTACTGCTAACATAACCCCCGGTGTAACGGGTACTCTAGCAGCTACTAACGGGGGTACAGGAAATGCAACGTATGCTATTGGCGATATTCTGTATGCTTCAACTACTAGTGCTTTATCTCGGTTAGCAGATACGGCTACAGGAAACGCTCTAATATCGGGAGGTGCAGGTGTCGCACCGAGTTGGGGTAAGATTGGCCTTACTACTCACATTAGTGGCGTTCTTCCAGTTGCGAATGGCGGTACAAACGCTTCAAGTGCAAGTATTACTGCATTTAACAATATAACTGGCTATACGGCCACGGGTGCAACTGGTACTACTTCAACCAATCTGGTGTTTTCTACTTCTCCTACTATTACTACCCCTAATATTGGCCAGATTAATGATACGAATGGTAACCCTTATATCATTTCTAGTCCACAAGTAAGTTCGGTAAACCAATTGACCATTGCAAATGCCACTACTGGATCCGGCCCATCTATTAGCGCTACCGGGACGGATACAAACATTCCTTTGACATTAGTAGCTAAAGGTAGCGGGAGTGTACGTTTAACCAACTCTAATGGCCTTGATATCATAGGTGCTTCTTCTGCACCAAGTGCCCCACTCTCTGGACTAGGTAGATTCTATACAATTGGCTCTACTACGGTACGTCCTCACTTCATGAACTCAGGAGGCGTTGATGAGACTATTGTAACGGATGCTGGAAATATATGGACCACCTGGACTCCAACCTGGACTGGATTGACTTTAGGTAATGGTACAGTAACTGCACAATATGTCCGTATTGGTAATGGAGTCTGGTTCAGGCTATATTTATTATGGGGAAGTACAACGGCAGCCTCTTCTTCAGCCAATAGCTTTAGTTTACCACTTACAGCCAGCTCATTTGGAGGTGTTTCGGGTGCTAACATTGGTAACTCAAAGATGTATGATGGTACAAATCAGTTTGAGGGTCCACTACCATTAACTTCTACTACGATGGTTACTTTTCGTTGGTTCCAAGTACAGGGTTCGGGTATTAAAGATGCAAATGTTACAAATGCGGCCCCAAACTCCTGGATAACTAACAATGAATGGTATGCACAAGGCTATTATCAAGCAGCATAATATATGCTACAATCCAGTCAGGATATGCCCTGCGTAAGCGGGGCTTTTGTATTAAAGAACTATGCAACCGACCACTTCCCAACAGGCATTATCACAGTTAGAGAGTACCGAGGGTCAGGCCCAAGACCCGAATACTATTCTGCAACAGCAGAACCAACAATACGGGGTTAATAATGCCCAGAACACAGTTACTGGTCTCCGTGGGGCTATTAATAATACTACAAAGCTGTTGCAGCAAGTCGCTCCATCGGTAATGGGGCGTACTGGCAACTCACTTGTAACTGCTGCTCAAGCAGCTAAGCAAGTAGATAATGAATCTGCGCCGCTTAATACAACGCTTACGAATCAGACTAATCAGTATAATCAGGCAAATCAAGATCTGCAAACAGCTGAACAGAATGCCCAAACAGCTGCTAGTGGCATTTATCAGGGACAACAGGATAAGCTGAGTTATATGCAGAATGTCTATAACAACTTGTATCAGGCGGAACAAGCAGCAGCTCAGCAAGCGTACCAACAGCAACAGTTAGCTGAACAGGAACGAGAAGCAAACCAGAGTAGCTCTAGCAGTTCAGGATTAGGGTCGGTTCTATCTGCGCTTCTGGGTGGAGGTAGTACTTCCTCAGGAACTGGCTCACCCACTGCCAGTACTAATAAGTCTGCCGCAACGCTTACGGGCGGAAAATCACTTAATGATGCAGCAAATGCCTTGAAACAACTACTTGCTACGAATAATGCATCTACTATTCGTAATACCTTATCGGCTATTCAGAAATCTGCTAGCTATGGCAACACCTATGACCAAGCGAAGTTACAGTTAATCAATAGCCAACCAGAGTTTAAGCAGTATTTAGCTAACTTCAATGGGGCAACATTCTAATGTTTGATCAGAGTACGCTCAATAATGTCTGGAAAAGTGCTTCGGCTTCGAGACCCCAAGTAGCGACTCAGACTACACCAAAGAAATCTAGCGGTGGCTTAGGGGGATTTTTACATGCAGTGGTATCTCCGGCTGCATATTTCCTCAATACTGATATCATTAATCCTACGAAAGAAGTTGCTGCCACTTTAACGGGTAATAAGACGGCTATGAAGAATGCAGAAAATGCCCAATCAAAGACTATCGGTGCAACACCAGGTGAGGCATTTAAGCGCCTTGCGGGAAATACGGTTGGGCTAGCTGCAACTACGATTGCTCCAGAAGCAAAAGTGGGACTAGGCGCCAAAGTGCTTCAGGGTGCTAAAGTTGGTGCGGCTGCCGGTGCTGGAAACGCTGCCGCTAATGACCAAAGTATCGTTAAGGGTGCTAGTCTTGGGGCTGTTACTGGAGGAGCTACCAATGGTATCCTAAGCAAAATATTTGAAGGTAAGCCATTAAACGGTTCTTCCGATGCCAATGCGGTTACTGCCGCAAAACAAGCTAATGGGCTTCGGAATCCGTTAGCTTCTGCGGGCGCACAGGCTAGAAAATATGGCACTGACCTTCTAGCTAATAAACTCAACATAGATGAAGCATCCGCTATAAAGTTTAAAGGACCTCAGACGGTCGCAACCCTACAGAAAGATTATGGATTGACACCTCATCAGGCAGCGCTATTACATCCTATCATTACTGGTAGTGACGGTAAATCTACGGAGGCTCTTGATTCTGCATTAGAAGGCATGGGTAAGGTCAATTTTAGTGATTTTGGTACAAAAATGCGTCAAGAGTTACAAGATCCAGAATTCTTGAGTGGCAATGATTTATCCCCTTCTCAAAAGAAGAATCTTAATGATTTAGTACAACAATACCACGGAGCATTAAATCCAGATACAGATGAAAATTTTATTGGTCAAAATGGAAAAATATCGGCTAATATAGGTGGTTCAGGCACAAACGCAAAGGCCGCTATGGATGTTGCTCGTAAGCTTGAGAAATCTGGTTATGAGAATCAAGCAACCAGCGATGTTACTAAGAATGCTAAAGGTGATACCGAACTTAAAATGGCTGATTTTATCAAAAGCCGTATCTACAATGCCCCCGGTGGTGAAGATGCACTTACTGCAGCCAAGGATATGGCCGCTAGCTCACTTAACGATATAGCCCAACAGAGTGGAAATGCAAAATTGGCTAAAGTAGCCCAAGCATTTCAAACGGCTCCTGATTTTCAGTCTTATAGGGCGATATCATCCCCATTTGTGAATGCGAAACAGCTTGTGGACAAAAGTAACATTCGCGACTTTGCCAATAAAGGTCAGAATTCTGGTGGTGGGTTATTTAACACACTTAAAACTGGCGCAAGCAAAGTAGTGAGCCCTGCAGGTGGCAAGATTTTATCTAATATAGGTAATAAACTTGATAATTTGCCAAATGCATCTGCTCCGGCACAGGTAACACAAAGTGCAGCAAGTAACGTACTATCTCGACTTCGTGGCACCCCACTTACTGCCGGTGCTACAAGAGAGGCAACTGTTGGCTCTACTGGTCTGATACCAAATAATGGCAGCAGCCAGCAGGACGAAGGTGCATTGTCTACTGACCAACTCCAAAAACTGCAGACTGACCTTACTCCTGATACAGCTATTAGTAATTCTTCCAGTGAGCCAGCCAGTGATACAACTGGCTTTGATAAGAATACCCTGCTAGCATTAATTGCAGCCGATCCTACTAACGCGGCTACCTATATGTCCCTCTACAAGATAGTTGGAACTGATTTGAACTCAGCGAGTCAGAATGCAACTGCATTGAAGAATGAACAGACTGCTGAACAATCACAGAATGCGCTGAATAGTATCGAGTCTGCATTTAATGCCGCCGGAGGTGGAAAGGGTAAAGTTAGTGGTGCATTTGGTAATTTGGAAGCAAAATTAGGATTGAATAGTAATGTAGCAACCTACAATGATACTGCTACCGCACTTGGCGCACAGATATACAAGGCACTTGGTAACACTGGTACCATTAGCGACCAAGACCAACGGCTTATTGCTAACCTCATACCGAAGACAACCGATACGGCCAAAACAGCGCAAGAGAAGATTTCTCAGCTGCAGTCACTACTGCAGAACGCTCAGCAAATCGCGGCCCAAGGAGCAACTCAATGATTCACTACTTCTTTTCATGGTATTCAGGCAGTATATGGGGTAACTTGATTGCATCCGCAATATGGACTGTACCGGCATATCTGTATGGGCGGTTTCATTTCAAGAAACTTCATGCTAAACATGATGCCATGCATGAAGATATAAAACGATTACAAAGGAGTAATACGTATGGCAACAACACCTATTAAGAAAACTGGTACGACTGATGGAGAGTCTAATAATCTCGGCGGAGGCGGTCGTTTCCAGCAATTGGTGAACCAAGGCAAAAGCCCGGCTTTAGCAGCCTATATTGGCCGGCGCAAGTACGGGTCTAAGAAGATGGCAAACATGTCAGCAAAGGGTAAACCGAGTAAGTAATGGCCACTACAGGTAATCCACCAGTTACGATTTGGCGTACTACTTCCGGTAATAACGAATCGGAGAGTTATACGGCTGCGAATATTGCAGACCCGCTGGGCAATCTTTTGATTGACCCGCAGAGTAACTTCGTGGTGGATACCGGGCTGGTAATGCCATTAATACCTGCAACTGTTTGGACAGAGGATAATTCAATATGAGCAACATGACCATTCCCCAATATACTGCCGCAGGAAGTATTGACCCTGTTCAGGATAAGTTTCTTATGTGGCAAAATAGCACTAATAGTTATGTCAGTATTAGCCGCAACACAATTATGGGTACTACTGGTACACCTGTTGACACAAGTTCTAGCCAAACGCTTACCAATAAGACGCTTACTGGGCCAAGTATATCTAGCCCAGTTCTATCTGGTACCATTACTGGAACGTATACCTTAGGTGGTACACCAACCTTTCCGAGTACCGTAGTAACTACAACCGGTACGCAGACGCTTACTAATAAAACATTAACGAGCCCCAGTATATCTGGAGGTACAATAGATAATTCTACAATTACTGTTGATACCATATCGGGACATAGCACTCCTAATAGTGGAACAATTTATGGTGTTCCTATAACTTCAGGGACATTAGGAACAAATACGGTAGTAACTTCTAGCATTACTGATGGAGCAGTTACTCCGGCAAAACTACTGGCTGGTACAGGTTCTTCTTGGGCTTGGCAGTCCTGGACTCCAACCTGGACTGGAGCAAGTGGAAACCCAGCAATTGGTAATGGGACTATTATCGGCCGCTATCTACAGACAGGAAAAACTGTTCAATTCAGGCTTGATATCCTTGCAGGATCTACAACTACTTTTGGTACGGGAGCTTGGACATTTACACTTCCTGTGACGGCCGCAGCAAACTATACTGCAACTTATGCAATGGGTATTGGATCATATGAAAAACCCGGTACGGGTGACTACTTCGGGCCAATCAACCTCATGAGTACTACCACTTTTCAAATGTGGTACAGTACAGGTACGAATAGTAATGTTTTAGGATCTGCTGCACCAGAAGCTTGGAATTCCACAAGTTTCTTCCGAATGACAGCAACTTATGAGGCAGCGTAATGGCACTTACCTGGACTGATATGGAGACAAAGGCAGTACGACTTAGTCGAGATACCTCCGCTGCTACTAAGGTACAACTCCAGCAAGATATGAATACAGCCTACCATATGTTTAATGCAAAATTTGGTAGATATTTTAGCCGTAAGCAGCAGTTTGCAGACCTTGTAGAGGGACAAGGTATTTACCAGACACCAATAGATTGCGTGCGGGTGCTGGGAATGACTGCTTCGGTATCAGATACGTACAAGATTCCAATTAAAGAAGTCCGAAGTGAGTTCGAGTGGCGACAGATTACTGCATACCCATACGACTCAAACTGGCCGGCTTATTATTTTATGCTCGGAGATGATGAATTACAGCTCTGGCCAACGCCAAGCCAAAATGTAGAGAATGGCCTACGCTTTTACTACCAGCCACAAGACTTCGATTTGAGTGTTGAGGATGTTATATCAAGCTCTTTAAGTCCTGCGCAGACTTGTACGGTTACGAATGGATTGACGACTATAACTTCTACAGGCTCAACCTTCACGAATCAGCTGACAGGATTGTGGTTCCAGCTGCAAGGAGTAACAAACCTTACCTGGTATGAGATAGTTGATGTCCCAAATAGCTCAACACTTACCCTAAAGAGTGCTTTTGTAGGTAATAGCGGATCTGGGCTTAGTTTTAGGATTGGACAACTCAGCATCATCCCAAATGAGTATCAAGATGTACCAATTCACTATGCGCTTAACCTCTTCTTTTCTGGCAAAGGTAATGAAACACGCGCTCAGCAACACCTAGCGCTCTATCAACAAGGCATTAATGATGCTGTTCAGGCATACAGTCTCAGCACTGAGGGCAATGTGATTTTCTCAGATGGTGGGGAGCTAAATGCTTGGTTCCTAACACCATTACCACCTACAAGCGGACCGTAATATGACAAAGACAACGATTAATGCATGGGTATACAGTAACTTTTCAGGTGGTCAGTCAACTGACAAGAAAACGGGTATAGCTAACTCATTTGCTGATAGCCAAAGTCTTGATTTTCGTACCTCCCCGAGTCAGTTCAGTGTTCTACCCGCCACTCGGCGAGCTGATAATAATGTCGTAACCGACCTCGTGCAGAATGAAGTTATGACAGCAGATGGGACTATCTGGGCTATTGGGTCAGCAGGGAATGTATATCGGGTGAGTCCTACGGGCGTATGGAGTTTATTTGGCAATATAGGGTCAGCTGGTACATTTGGGATAAACTGGCGGCAGGATCAGGATGCTATCTATATACCTGGTACAGATTCGGTAACTCAGATAGCTACGGTTTCGACTAATCCTACGCTACAAGTCAAGTATTATGGCCCGTCACAATCAACCTATGATAACTCTGATACTACTGGGTTCAATGTTAATTCAAATCAGAGTGGTAGCACTTCCACTACGGCCATTCTAACTTCATATAGCGAAGGCATTACTACTCAAGAACGATTCTTCCAAACTGATGTTACTCCTATCTATAGCATAGGTGTTAATATAGTCAGTAAAGGGACGGGTAACTGGACGCTGGTGGTGCACGATGGCTTCAATAATAAGCTGGGAAGCGTGACTATCAGTAATGCTAATCTGGTAAATGGCCAGTTCAATGAATTTGTTTTCTCTACGCCTATTCAGATTAACAGCGCTACCTACAATCCAGCTTCAGAAACGACAGGTAGTAATGCGCAGACGTACCATTTTCATCTTACAAGTACGGTTGCCGATGGTACCATTAGTTCTACGACTACAAATGATCTTTCTACGGCTGATATGAACCTCTATGCCAGCCGGCTTATCAATACAAAGAATGGTATCCATGTTCAAATGACCTTCCAGCAGTTTGAGTGTATAACCAATGGTCGGTATCTAAGTGTTTGGGAACCACTGGGTGACCCAACTCCTGATAACTCAGAGTGGGCACGTGAAGCGCTAACGTTTCCTCCAGGTTATGAAGGTTGCGGAGTAGCAGTATTCAACGAATACCTTGTCATCGCTGCGCAACTTACAGTAACAGGTAACAATTCTGCTCAGCAGGGTATATTGTTTTACTGGGATGGACTAAGTTCAACCTATAACTACTTTACCCCTATTCCTGAGGGCTATCCTGAAAGCTTACATACTTACGAGAATGCCATTTATTTCGTAGCTGGCGGTAACTGGTACACTATTACCTCTGTTGCAGCCACTCCTCAGAAGATACGCCGCTTGCCTGGTACCGAAGACCAGTTTGTGGAGAGTAACCAAGTCAGCCATGTTTTCCCAAATATGGGTACTGTACGCTACGGTATTCACCTCTTAGGTTACCCGAGTACTACCGCTAACCAGTCAATTCCATATGGTGTATATACGTGGGGTCAGACAGATACCACCCAGAATTACTCGTTTGGATACTCATATGTATTGAGTAACGGCTTGCAGCTTAATGATGGTACGAACAATCTTACGATTGGTATGGTTAAGAACTTCGGTAACATACTGCATATATCCTGGTCAGCAAGCGGCAAGTATGGGGTAGATATCGTTGATGCCAGTTCTAACCCAGCAAATTTTGCAAGTTGGGAATCACTTATTGAAGATAATGGATACCCATCTAAGCAAAAACTTGCTTCCTATGTTGATGCCCACTGGCTACCTATTCAGGATGGTACCCAGATACGCCTCAAGTACTCACTCGATAGAGGAGATTGGGTATATTCACCGTATTACAGTAATGCTAATCTTTGGCCAGTAGAAAACGAATCAGGATATGCCCGACTTGATATTGGTGACCCATCCGTAGAAGAGGCTCGTTTTTACGAGATACAGGTCGGGGTTGAAATATATAATGACAGTACAGTTACTGACACTCCTGTAGTAGTGGCTGTTAGCGTGCCATTTGATACATTAAATAACGAATTACCGATATGAGCACACCTTACAAATTTACTGGTACACAGAACTATAAAGTCACGACACCGGGTATTGGCGGTGATTCTTTTTCAACGGATAGTAATCTTTCGCGCACATTACCCCGGCAGATGAGTACGGGTAGTACCAGGGGTACGCAAATAGTCGGATATGGTAATACGAAGATTGATGGTAGCAAGAATAGTATTACATTGGGTACGGGTATCATCCTTGATGGAACAAATGAAATTATCACTGTAGAAAATAATAGTACCCCTGTTATTAATATTGGTAAAGATAAAAATAATGACTTTAATTTTAGAGTTGTCGATAAGAATAATGTTGGACTAGCTCAATTTGGGCAGTTTCCAGATGGTTCAATTGCTCTTAAGGTTGCACAATCTGGAGTTGAAGTTGCGACAGCACAAGCCAACCAATTAGTATTCAGTAGTACATCAAGTTTTACAGTCTTAAAGCAATCAAGTTATACTTTTCCTTCTTTTGGGGCAGTACCAGCTGATACTCTTAATGGAGGTAGTTATACTACTATTGCTCATAACGCAGGGTTTGTTCCAAATGTTAACTGTTTTACCCCATTTGCTTTCTCGGGTGTTACATATGTAACGGCCCCAGCAGGTTTTCCCATATCATTACCTACATTTGTCACTTCTGGATCGGCTATTACACAGATATCGGGTGCCTCTGGGGATGCATTCTTTAACTTTTTCTGGTCTGTAGATTCCACTAATTTGTATTTAGGAGCTACATTTCAGAACTCTACTAGTTCTACTGTAACTGCGCTGCCTCTTACCATTAATTACACCATATTTGTCTTATCTGCTGTTAACCAAACCCAATAGATTATATTATATATCCATCATGCTGCTGCTTCCCGAATGTACCCTTATGGCAAGTGGAAAAAGGGGAGGGGGTGTGGTATGGATGAGGAGTGTATTGCGGCAACAAGGATCAATACTTTTGAAGGTATACATTTACATACGTTTAGATTGCTTATGGTATGATTGTTAACAGAGACTAATGGAAGGAGTAGCGATGAGACCAAGCGAAACTTTTAAAATAAAAAATTATGTGTTATAATATGCATATGCATTTTCAACTTAGGATGGATTTCTGATGCCAAACGAGCCCCTTAATAGACTTTCATTCTGGACTGTATTTTCACCCTCGGTAGATGGTTCTATACGCCTTGATCATGACTTGATTGTCAATGGTGCGCGTTTTCCGACCGGGAGTATTATTAACCCAGGACAATTTATGGCTGGTATTGATATTATTAAGCGCAAAGGTACGGATCTAGCGGTAGCTAATTCTGTGGATGGGGCTTATATCTTGCGAGGATTCTACTTGCCTGATGGACAACAGTAAGCAAACCAAGGGCGCAACTAAGCGCAAAAAGAAATCTGACGCTATAGTTACGTCATCCGCACCAAGGGCCCCTATAGTCAATCAGCCTCAAGGCATAATCATTACTACCGCTGAGGCAGGCGCAGATGACCTTGAGGATAAAGTTAATGCCCTGACGGCACGCCTGGATAAAGAAGTAGACAAGCGTCATAGTGAGCAGAGAAATATTTTTATAGGTGTCCTTCTAGCTGTCGTGCTAATTGTTGCTAGTGTCGCAGTAGAGGTGATTATTTTTAACGCGTCGTTTAGCGACAATCTAGATAAGTACAATCAACAAGAGGATCAAGATTATAGAAGCCTTCGTGATGCCATCGATAACAATCAGCAATCTACGACACAACAGTTATTACAATTAAAATCATCAAATCTTTAGAAATGTCTAATTACGCCCTCAACACATCATCCAGCCATGTCACGGGCCTCGGCTTCTCACGGACGAGCAGCCATGGCAATAATGCCTGTAGGCTAGCCGGCCAGTCGTAGCTTAGTATTTCCTCATCCGGTGTCCGGTAGACCAGGTAGATGCCCCGTACGAGCGTAGCGAGCCCCTCTGGAGCCACATCACAGGCTCGAGCAATCAAGTCCTGGAAGACCACACTACTGTTGCGGTTGTAGTGGAAGACGAACTCATCGACATAGTGCTGCAGATACTTCTGGCTGACCGTATGGTACGTACCGGTCATGGAGTTCTTTAGGAGTGACCAGATACCCTCTATGGTATTCGTATGGACTTCTCCAGCGTGGTAGGTCATCGGGAAGTGACGCACGGTCTTATGGTCAAAGCGAGCTGCCAGGTGGCTATAGACATTACTCTCGTCTGTTACAATGTCGGTTCCGACAGCTACCCGCTGGGCAAAGAAATCCGTTATGAACTGCCGGTTAGGCTGCCGCATGACCTTTACCATGGCCGCCCCACCACGCTCTACCGCACCGGTTACCATGACTTTGTTACTGTAGCGTTTCTTCGGGGAACGGCGACCACCTACATAGGCAGCATCTGCTTCTACGGTGCCACTGAACATATGGGTATCCTGGTACATGAGAGACCGTATCCGATTAGCCATCCGCCAGGCAGTCTTATAGGTAACACCTAAGTGTCGTTCCAGTTCTTTGGCAGCTACACCGTTCTTCGAGACGGAGAAGATATACATGGCATAGAACCAATACCATATGCTGGTACTCGACTTATGGAAGATGGTATCTGCTAGTGGGTAGATGTGCTCCCCACAGGCACTGCAGACATATGCCTTACGGTTGGTGATCTTGTAGAACTTAACACCCACTGAGCCACAGTCGGGGCAGGTAGATTGGTAGCGGGCGAGGAGGATTTCACGCAAGCAAGCATCATCGTTGGGGTAAGCTTTTCTGAACTGCTTGAAGGTGTATTTATTCACCTTATATTGTAACAAATTAACAGAGGTAGAACAAGGGTTCTATGTACTTTATTTTTTGACACTCTTAATAAGCCTCCGTATAATTGGGGGTATAAGGAGCCCTGGTTTTCGGAGGGCTTTTTTATTTTGTATGTAGGCTTTTTTTCGTTAAGCCTACAGCGACTTGTCCGTAAACAAAAAACCGCCCACTGGGCGGCTTATCGCATAAGCAGTATAGTACAGAACTGCTTCTAGCAGAAGTACTCAAGTGGCCCTGAGGCAGCCTCAGTGCAGTTAATGGTGACATCGTCATCAGGGCTGTTACAGACCATGCCAACACTATTCTTTACCTTCTGGGGTATACAGGTATAGGCACTTGAACGGTTCGGGTTAAATTCCGGGTAGTGGTTGATAACTGATGTGTGCCGTTCAATCTTAACTTGCTGGGGCTTGTTGTCATACAAGGTGTGGTAGTGAACTGCTACTCTCGTAGCAATGCCACACAGTAGCAGTAATACGGCTATAACGGGCAGAAGGATTGTTTCAGATAGTCGGGTCATTTATTTCTCCATAAATAAGAAAGCAGCCATCGCTGGCTGTCTAGACCTTTCAAAGCAGGGGAATACCCAACTAGGAGCGATGACTGCTTCCAAAGGGTATAAAAAAGCCCTGCTCTTCGAACTGTCTAGACAATGTTATTATACCATATAGATATGGATATTGGTAAATGTCTGTACTGTAAGGAAGAGAAAGAACTGAGAAAATACTCAGTTATAAATCCACTTACTGGAGAAGTAGTTGGTTCAAATATCATGTGCGAGGATTGTGCTGGACTACTGCCGTATCAAGAAGACTGATAGCCTCGAAGTGGTCATCTTTCCGATATAGACGGTAGGGCTGGAAATCGTTCTTAGTAACTAGGAGAAGTGCTATACCCCCGTTACTGGTATGAATGGTTATATGTATATTCCCATCTTCGCCAATGAATGCGCTTATATCCTTCTTTGCTGAACTGCCTACTACCTCTGTCCGCACTACTGTTCCTTTCTTGTTCTTACGGGATAGGGGGGTGCTTTCTTAATTTTACCAGAAAAAGAAAAAACCTGGATTAACCAGGTATGTTTTTCTTGTCTAGACAACCCACGAATGAATCGTGTTACATATAAATACTAGCACGTAGTAACAGATATGTCAACTAAGCATTCGTCTAAGTTCGGGTGACAGATTCTGTGCTTGCTCTGGATAGACCTTATAGTAGTCTACTTGGTTCGGTTGCAGCATCTCAGCTCTATAACGTACCCTTTGGTCTTCTCGGCTCGCTCTAGCAGCTGTTTCATTAGGATGGAGCGTTGGAGCATGTTCATCAATATAGACAATCCTGCCATTAACGATTCTGGCGATATTCTTACTCATGATGGTGGGTTCAACTTCTTCATTAACTTTTCCCTTTCATATATGGCTTCCTGTATGGGGTCTAGCGGGTCTATGAGCATACTCTTTGGCTCTTCCTCTACAGGTATATCTACTTTATTGTGTACCGCTTGTTCTAATTCCGCAAGCTTCTTCATGATGCCACGAACAAAGTACCCAAGACTAAAGGCTCCTATAAGTGAGATAGCCCATACGGGGATGAGCCAGTAGAGCATTATTTCTCCATGTCTTCAAAGACTAAGGCTAAACCAGTTTTAATCGTCTCAGCAGCCATACCAGTAGCATGCGTAATTGCTTCACGTACGACGACATATGGGTCTGCTATGCCAGCCTTTAGGACATCTACTAGCTCAGCTGATTCTTTAAGATTGTAACCGTGGCCTTTCCTGGCATTTAATGCTTTATCTAATAGCAACTCTGCTTTATTAGGATATGCATTGCTAAGTAATTTCTTGAAAGTCGAACGAAGAGCATTGCAAGTTATGTTAGTAATTGCCGGTACATTTATAAGTTTTCCCTCTGATTTAAATGACTTACTTAATCCCTCTTCCATTGCATGTTCTAGCATATTTTCTTCAACAGCAGTAAGTTTTAATTCCTTATTATCTGCAAGTTTACTAAGCTCTAGCAGTGTCACGCCCCCACCAGGCACAATACCTTCAGCATACGCATGTCGTGTAGAGTTGATAGCGTCTTCAATACGGAATTCAGTCTCTTCTCTCGTAGAATCAGTCGCACCACCAATCTTAAAGATTGCAATCTTACCTTCTAACTTCGCTACTCTGTCACGTAGTTTCTCGGCAATTGCTGGTGTTTCCTCAGCAGCTAGTTGGTCTTTAATTTCGGTGATACGGGTAATAACAGCTTCGCTCTTATTGTCACCAAATAGGGTAGCATCTGACTTACTAGCGACGACTTTATCTACGGTACCAATGTAGTTGGCGTTAAATTGCTTCAAGCTGGTAGTCTCAGTAATCAGGTCACAGCCAGTATATAGGGCGATATCGTCGAGGAGGTATTTGCCGAGTTCACCATACATAGGTGGGGTCTTAATGATGACTGCATCTATCTGTCCAGCATTGACGGTATTCACAATAGTGGTATAGGCCTGGTCTTCAATGTTCCCGATAAAGACAATACGTGGTATCTGACCTTGTTTGACGAACTTAGCTTCTACGGTCTTATTCAGGAGCTCAATGGCATCCGCACTGGAGGTAAGCCGCTTAGCTGACACGATAATGAATGGGTCTATTAACTCTTTCTTACCGGCCTGAAGTGCAGTAAAGCCAGACTGTAAGTAGTAGCCATCGACATACTCCCGTTCAATTTCAGCGATTGGTGCTTTCTCAGTAAGGATGCCGCCATCTGGGCCGACATAGAGGATGGCGTCAGCAATCAGCTGACCAATCAGTGCGTCACCAGCTGATACGGTTGCAACGTCCTTTAGATTTTCATCTTTGACAGGGATGACTTCTGATTTTAGTGCCTCTAATAGTACATGGCTATCTTTAATAATTATATCGCTGACATCCATGGGGTGATGCCCAGCAGCAATCGCTTTTACACCATTCTCAAGCAGGTGGTATGTCAGTACGGAGGTAACGGTTGACCCATCACCACTGATATTATTTGCTGCTCGCGATGCTTCTGCGAGAGCTTGCATACCAATGTTTTCTACTCGGTCTGAACTGAATACCTGTTCTACAATAGTCACACCGTCACGAGTATAAGTAGGACGGCCAAAGCCTCTTTCTACGATGACGTTCTTACCTTTCGGGCCATATGTGACTGATACTGCATCATATGCCTTTTTAGCACCTTGCATGACCCGAGCACGTAGTTCATCTTCCGGTATTACTAATCTACCTTCTTTTTTTTCTGCCATAGATTACTCCAAGTTAAAGGCACCTGCGCTGCCTGTTTGATCAATTATCTGAATATCTGCGTCTAGATCGTCTGTCCAACCGATGATGTCTGACATATTCAACAAAACAAATTCCTCATCACCTTCTTTGAACATACGTCCTCTGTCTTGTAATGCCTCCCAGAACACAATCTTTCCCTCTAATTTCTTATAAAATTGTTGTACTTTCTGAAGTACATCGAGGTTACCGATAGTATTATCTGCTAAGAATGAGTGAAAACCGAAGTAAATCATATCATCTGGCACCTTCGTCACAACTCCGCTTACTCTACCACTTGCGGACCCTCCGAATCTCTTGGTTTCGATTTTAACTTTAATCTTATCGTTAAATGGTTCCATTATTTATTCCTCCAATCCAAAAAAGCCGCTACCAGACCGCTGAGCCTTGGTAACGGCATTATTACATTCGAGAATCTCAGCGGTCATCACAATGGTTAATGTACCAGCTTGCAATACAAAACACAAGCATATATCATTGCAGTAGGAATAAGCCCTACTGGGGCTTTTTTATTTAAGGAAATATATGAGCGTAACACAAACAGATGCGGTTAACTGGCTCAATTATCAAGTTGGCCAGCATCTCGATTATGACCACCTATATGGTCAACAGTGCGTTGATTTCTTCAACTTCTATTATCAGTACGTAACAGGAGATAGTCCCTATAATGACGGATATAGCGTTCCATCTGCAGCCGACATATGGAATATTGCTAACAGCCGCTTTACAAAGATTCCAGATAGTAATTCACTAGTTCCGCAGCCAGGTGACATTGCGGTATATGGAACTGCTTGGGGTGCAGGTAACGGGCATGTAGAGGTCGTACTTTCTACTGATGGTAATGGCTGTACCTTTGTAGGTGAGAATGAACATAACAACACTACTGAAGGTGTTGTAAAAGTATCCCGTACGTGGGCACAGATGCGTGGACTGCTTGGTGTGCTTCGATTTTCATGGTCAGTACCAGTTGCTACGCCACCCCCACCAGTTTATACGGTTATTGAGACATATAACCCTGTTATACAGGTAAAAACGAACAAACAACCGACCACGATGTGGGGTATGAACTATGGCACTTTTAATGCCATGGAAGCTAATCCCATAAAGACAGTTAGTGAAGGGACTATCCTGACTATTGTTGAGAAGCTGCAACATGTCACAGGCGGCCAGTACTACCGTGAACCTAACAATGTCGATGCCTGGAACGTACTAGACTGTGACCCCTATACCCCACCACCTACACCATACGTACCACCTGCAGCCCCTGTTCCAATCAAAAAGGCAGAGCAATATGAAGTATTCACGACACTTCCCTACTATGCATCCGCTGATGATACCGCCCAGTCCAAAAATCAGGTAGGGACAATAGCGCCAGGCACTTACTACGTCTGGAACAAACAGGGTACTAATAACAACTACTGGGATTTGTCGATCAGCAATACCACCGATCAGGGCATGTGGATTAACACTACACTTAATAAGAAGCCATTAAATGTTCCGGTACCAACACCGACCGTTCCTGAGGAACAAGCTGAGGCTACACCACCGGCAGAAACAGCCGCAGACGTACGGGCAAGCTTCCGACCATTCTTCCCAGACGGCTCACCGATATCATGCCAAGTAGTACAGACATTCCTCCTCACTGACCGCTTAGGGCCTGGCGATAACATCACGGTCAATAAGGTGCGTAAGACCGGTAAACCAAATGTCATTCATATCTATGGCACCTTCATGCAAGGTGGGAAGCCATGGGCGCTTGTACGTGTTGCAGATGACCCACAACCAGCACCAGGTCTTCCCTACTACTTCTACGGCATACCGATTACCCACGCCATGCCAGATGCAAGCCTCGGGCCTTTCCTGATTGAAGTTGACCCACTGAAAGACCGCTTGCGTTACTACGGTGAATACCTATATGATAAAGCTGTACAGACCATAGACGGTATATTTAAGAAAAAAACTAAAAAATAAAAGGAGCAGCAATGCATTTACTAACATTAATCTGGCACTATCTCGCAGTTCATAAGGATGCGTTATTAGCACTCTTCGGAGGTTCAGCAGGTGTCTGGGCAGCCGTACAGACATTCCTGCACACCGCTAAGGTACAGGGTGCACTCAAGTCATTCCTCACCAGTCACGTAGGCGCACTTCTAGCAGCGCTCGCTAACTATGCGGTTACCGGCAGTAATGACAACGTCGGTACAACCTATCTACTTGTCTGGTTTGCGAGCCAGTTCTGGCACTACTTGGCACTCAACCCGCTTTACAATAAATACCTGGTGCCATTCCTGACTTGGCTGAACGCTCAGAAAATAGCAACAACGCCTACAGTTGAGACTCCAGCGGATACTGCGACAAGCGCGGAGCTTGTATAGCAACACACTCCTTGCAGTGGTAATAGCGGCCTTTGTGGCCGCTTTTTACATGCAGGAGCCGGTACCTATCCCGGTTGGTTGTGACCTTGTGTAGTAAGGCATGTTCCTCACGCATTATGAACCAGTAGAAACTATGGAGGATGGAATACGCAACAAGGCCAGTGATAGTGTGCGGAATAGTTATCTGGTCTTTAATCTCAGCTGCAGTGAGCCATAGTTGGTGGATAAGCCAATGCATATTATTCTGTGCAGAGCGCGTTGGTCTGCTTGGCGGTGGTTAGTTGGGTACAGAGGGCAGCTTTCTCGGTCGTAAGTTCTGTCACTTGGGCATTGAGAGTATCATTGCTGGTCTGCAAGGTTTGTACTTGCTTCTGAGTAGCCTTATACAGCGACTGGTAGTTGGTAGGCTTCGCAGGTGCTTTACGGTGCGAGTAAGTTACTGCCGCAATGCACGAGATACCGATGACAATAAGGATAGCTATTACGATTGAGAATGTTCGTTTTCGTTCCATGAGTTCAGTATAGCATTTTCGTCAATTACCTTAGACTTTTTATCCGAACCAGGACTCACGTATGCTTTCTTGACCATCTTATGACCAGCGTTCGCTTCAAAAATAGCATCAATGTTTATGGGTTTTATCTCTGGCATACGGGGTATTATACTTCGCCAGCTAATTCACGCCTATAGTAATCACGCCAGCGCTTCATCGTACGGGCTTGGAATGGGTGTCGCTTATCTTTAGCCACGAGTCGGCCTAGTTCAGCATTGCTCACCTGCTTGTCCCAGAGTTTCTGCCACAACCACCAGTCAATGCCCTGTGCCTTCGCATGGACTTCTAGACCGCCCTTCTCTTTTATAGTTTGTGCGCCGAACTTCATATGCTTAATTTAATCATATTAATACATAAATGGAATAGATTGTGGGTCACCTTCATATTGTTCGTATTGGCCAGAACCAAACACCCGATCCATTGGGTCTGGAGCGTAGCTTGGTTTCTCAGCCGGCGCTGGGTTGTCTTCTAGCCATGCGACGAACTTATCAGCTACTGTCAGAACGTCATTGGGGTTGCGGTCTTTGACATCAGTTGGTGCGTAGTAATCTACTGCCGCTTTTAAAGCCACCGATTTAGCGATTGCATGGTCATTCTTACCATCTTTAGCAGGGCTACTCGTGATACGCATATCACCTTGCTGACTGTTCTGTGTGCCTTGATAGTCATTCTGCTGTGGTCGTGAAACTGCCTTGTACTTTAAGCGTAAGCTACCACTGCGGGATTTGTAGCTTTCTATCTGTCCATACTTCTTATCACCTATATTTGGTGGTTGCTTGAAGGTAGCATCAACTGGTTCTGACTTGAACTCGTTGAATGTGACACTGCCTTTTACGTTGCCATGGTTATCCCGTACTGGTTGGCCTGTCTGCTTATCATTCCAGGCAGACCAAGAGGCTATGGTGAACTCCTGCGGTTGCCTGATTATCTCGTTATTCATTTCTTGTCCTTCTTTAGTCTTACCTTGATGGTTACTTCACCTGGTTTTTCTATAAATGCTACATCCCCATTATCAAGCGCCATGGAAACGTAGAGTTGCTGCCTGCGTAATATCTCGACAGTATTCTCGGTATAACCATCATAGAAGTCATACTCAGCCATTTACTTCATCCCATATCTGTTCAGTGGGTAAAAGTGGGTAACTCCCTGGATTGCACATATAGCAGGTTGCCTGCTCTGGTTCGCCAGGGTAATGCCCATGTACATCGGGGTCACCAGGGCCTTTGCCGAACATATCCTCATACCACTCTTGCTTGCTTCTATAAGCAACAGTATGATGCAGGTTATTCTCAGGCGCTGCTGGGTTACTATTCATATACGGCCTCGTTCTACCATCTTTAGACTTAACATAATCATACCTAGTAACAGTATAGCCCCTACGTAGTCAGGGGCAGTAGCAATCACAACACCAAATAGGAAACCAAATGACATAGCTACCCGCCAGTCGAACAGACTTACATGGAAGTTTACTTTTGCTTTCTTAGCCATAATGTATTCCTGTTGCATTTCCAGCAGCCACATAATAGATTGTGTTCTTTAGCCATTGATACTGCTCTCCAGACTATTAAATAGTTGTTTCTTGCTTGCGGCCTCGTAGACGAAGCAATCGGTTACTTTTAACGCTCCTCGGAACTTTACTTTGACTTCTTGCATTACACCTCCGCTCCAACAGGCCCAAAAGCCTCTCATGGATTTCGTTATCACTCATATATCCTCCTCGCTGTTTGTTTCTGTATTCAGTATAATACGCGCACATATACAATGCAAGCATTGAACATAATATGTGTTCATACCTAATGCATGCTCTTGGTAGTTTCTACCCAACCATCCTACTATATAGGTATGTCTGAAGTAGGCTTACATATTGACTTATCCCACCTCAACCGCAAGCCGGTTCAGCAGGTCAGTGATGTGGCACACCAACTCTGGGAAGTGGGCACCTCACTGGTGTTCTGGCATGGTAAGTTATCTCGGCCACTGCCGATTCTTGCACATTAGGTGTATACTGCGCGTTACCAATTAACGAAAGGCATCATATGTCACTATCTCAGTTACTTTTAGCAGTATGGTTGATCCTCGTCGGTATGACCTGGATGGGTTGGGTATCTATATCTACGACATTCCTCGGAGTATGGGCATTCGTAACAGGTATTGTCTGGTTATTGGAAGCATACCGACCAATTACTGTTTACCGCCGCCCTCCGCAAGCCTAGTCAATAAAGACTGAACGTATTGTCCAGCCAATCAGTACACCTATTAAGAATGTGACGAATAGAAGCATAGTATTACTATGCCACTACTCTGCCCTGCTGTCCACTAGAACGGTAAATCATCAGGGGTGGTGACTTCATTTCTGGGCGGGGAAGGGGAGTGTACACCATAATTTGCCACTGATTCTACAAATTCCTCAGCTTCTATATGGCCATAGCAGATAGCTGCTTCCACACCACAACTAGCGAGCTCTTTGAGCCATTCACGCTGCTCAGGGCTGACATGCGACAAACCCTTTTTCGCTCGCTTTAATTCAACAGCGATAAGCCTATTATTCTTGATAATAATATAATCTGGCCATCCAGCTGATGTACCTTCACGTTTCACACGTATGGCACGCCTCCGAGCTTCATCACTATGTCCTGTCTCATTAGGCGAGTGGTGGAATTTATAACCTTTTACCCGTAGCCACGCCACAAACATACGGGCTTCTTCTGACTCACTTGGCACAGGTAGAGAACTCATGCAAACAGCTCAGGCTGGCAATCAAAACAGGCAACATTACCATTGCTATCAATCGTCATAAATCTATGTTCGTGCATATCATTCCTTATTTAAGCTAGCTGTCATGCCCACGCGTGCGGTCATGGACATGACAGCGGCAGTATGTACCGGGGCGGGGCACGGACGATAGCTGCCTAACAATCACATACACTCCCGTGATAAAAATGCAAACTCCGGGTGTTCGTACAGTCTTACCATTCAGGTGGAGGGTACATAGGACCGTTAAACCTGCAGCTCCATACATGATTGCTGTTACTAGTTTAAAAATTAAAGAACTTAATTGGTATTGTACTATGAATTATTTATGCCGGTTAGACCCTTCATGCAGTTCCCGCTTATCCAGTGAATTATGGATGACAATTGGCTTACTGTATTCAGGTTTGTCTTCGATGCGGGGATGGCACCAGCAGTCTGCGCTTCGCACATGTACCTTCAGGTCTGCTATGGGTTTCACCATGACATGGTCACCCATGTCTTTATGCATCCAACGATTCACCCTTTACCCCCACCAGGATGCTTGAGCCTAGCTTCCAGCTTTTCAATGCGGTCAGCTACTATTTCACTTACTTCATGGGGTGCAATAGGGTCTACCTTCTTCAGCTCAGTAATCACAGCCTGGTCTATCAGGCGCTGCAAGTCTTTCCGTAACTTGATATGCTCTACATCTGTGATGTCAGGCAGGTGGTTGTAGAGTACCGTATCTAAATCACTCGGCATGGCTGTCTTCCTCCTCGCTAAATTTAGTACCGAGCATCTCAGTAATTGAACGGAGGTAGTAGGCGCAGGCTAAAACTGCGTGATTGGTACTCCCACTTTCGGTTATATCTGCATCTGCCATTGCTAATTCATTATTACCCGCTTCGTAGTATGCTTGTACGCTCATTGCTTATCTTCTTCATCCTCGCACCAGTGTATGAACTCCGGTTGCTCGATACGCCCGTGCACTGGGCAGTTAAATATCCATATCATTGGCTGTCTCCCTTACTAGAGCTGTCAGGTTGGGCTAACAACCACTCATCTCTTGCTGCCGTACATTGGTCATGCACAGAGATTTCACTGCTGGGGTCTACAAAACCCAAAGGTTCGTACCATTTTTCAACGAATAAATCGTCAAACTTAATTCTGAAATGCCCTCGATAGTGGTCTACCATAACTTCGCCGTGTGAACCATCTTCGTACTTCTCTGCTTCATCAGCCCACATATCAGCAATTACAAATACCTCCGGGTCTGCTTTACCAAAAAACTGATGCCGTTTATCAACGACCATACGTCCAAAAGTGAATGTTTTACTCATAGTTGGCTCCTTGTGGTTTAGATAGCTGAGCTTTTCTGGCCGCTTCCGCGCTAGCGTTCCATTGTTTACTCAGTCGCATAACAGCCTTTTGGTCAATCTTAAAACCACAGTGTCGTATGACTGAAAATAAATGGTCAGTTTGACTTCTTCGTGCCGCCACCTCAGCCTCTCGTAGTAGTGCCAGGAGCGTTTCGGCTTCCTCACCGACATACGTCCAAACCTTGCTGCCTTTTTTAACAGTTAGCGCTGTTTCGTCACCACTGGTAGAACCGTCGTCAATACCGTAAGTTATCGCTTCTTCGGGGCTAGTGTTCATTGCTTATCTTCCTTCATTTCCTGCCAGCGTTGGCGGGCTTGTTTGCGTAACTGATTACGACTCTTGACTATGGCGTCGTGGTTCGCTTTAGTCTGGGCAGACGTAAAGGTATTCCGATAAGTTTTATCGAATGCTTTTTCATTTGCACCAATAGCTGTTTTGAACCGCTTGTCAAAAAGGTCTTGTATTTTCTCCGAGGCAAGGGCTTGGGCTTTATTGTGGCGTTCATATACCCCTTCCCACTCCCACTCACTGGCAATTTTAGGTTGGTCATTAATTTCTGAACGAAATTCATCCAGAATTTCCTGCAGTTCACCCGCTTCACGTTTCACCACATTATAGCCACTATAAGGTTGTCCGATAGTACGTTCTAATTTCTGGCTGTTTTTAGAAGGTTTAGGCTTCGGCATCTTGGGCTCCGTAAGGCTTGCAAGGCAAGTTCTGTTTAATCCATACCGGACCCATAAATACGCCATAATCGGGCATAGGGCGTTCTTCTACCGTCTTGCCGCAGTGGGGACAGAATATATGCGTATCATCACTGTCTAACACCTTGTGCTCTTTGGTATAGTCAAATTCTCTTTCAAATAACTTGCTCATACTGCCTCGCTTTCCGGCCGGTCTGCCAGGTTATTTCTTAATTTTGCTACCTCTTGCAAATAGAAGTCATGCCACGCATCGCTATCGTTCAATAAGTTCAGATTGTCTACATCGGTCAGGGTTGTTATCCGTGATTCCGTTGTCGCCTGCTGCATATGGGTGGCAAACAGTTTGACTAGATTATCTACTGCAATTTTCTTCGGTGTAATCTTCATGCTATCATCAACTCCAGGCAGTCTACCGCTCGAAAAGGCTCTCTGGTCAAAGAAACCTGACATGAGGGCTTTTTCTATTTCTTCGCGTAGCTCCTGCTCGCTTTCAGTTGTGTCGGGTTCAGTTTTCATTTTCTCTCTGCTCCTAAATCATATGTACTGTTGTCTTTACGGGTTACTCGCATAGCAACAATACCGTTAGCGTTAAGTAGGCGACACACATCGTCACGGTCGTCAAAGAACATTTGTATGCCAAGCTCTTTACACTTAGCTAATTTCAATTCAGGTGATTGTTTTGGGTTATCAAATATCACCTCGTGAATTAAATCATCTGGGAAAGTAGGCCAGTGTTTATGTACGTCGGTAGCGATTGTGCCAATACGACCTTTACCAATAGCGCTAATAACGTGAATAGTCCAACCAGCTTCATATAGAGCGTCAGCTAGTTCTGCTAGTTGAGTAGGGTAATGGCTAATTACTTGCCAATAGTCAAAGCCTACGGTCATACCTGATTTCCCTTCACCCGCTCGATGGTGGCATCTATTTCGCTAATCGGTACTGCTTTATTCACCTCGCCGTGATGACCGTAAAGCTGTTTACGTTCTTTCAGCCCCTCAAGCGCCGCAAGAAGCTGCTGCTGGCAATAATCATCTAGTGCTTTGGTGGCTTTTTGTTCAGCTTCGCCAATTGTTAAATCGAGCTTTAAGTTGTCCAGATATTGAACCATTAGAGCATCAATAATCTCTGTTTTCAGTTCGTCTTTAGATGTGGTCATAGCTCCTCAACTTTCTGGCGGAGTTTCTGGTAGTCCAGCTTACCCGTTCCGTTCTCAAAGCTAGTGTCCATCAGCTCAAATATCAGGTCTTTGATTTGCTGTTTGGCCTTAGCTATATCTTCTGTGGCATCGTAATCTTCGATAAAGCCATAGGATAAGTGATTGTCGTAAGTTTCGTAAAAACCCAATGGGGTAATAAAAATATCATCAAGCTTGCTCATACCCTCACTCCTTTCCTTCTGGCCGTAAGATGTTTTGTTTGAATAGTTCGATGGCGAGCTTGGCAGCGGCGTCTTCGGGGGTGCTGGTCTGCTGTGGGGCACCGTCGCCTGCGAAATTCTCAAACCAGTATATGCGGCTGCCGGACATCGTCGTATCTAAGTTCAATTGATAGCCGCTTGGCAGCTTCCGCAGCAAGTAGCCGAGGTCGTAGGCGGGACAAAGATAGGTAAAGCTTTTACCATATATTGGGCTAGTGCTGACAAATGTTCCCTTGTTATGTTCCGGGTATTCATCTTTAGTCCAACCGCTCAAATCAACATCAGTCCATCCCGACAGCTCAAACAGCTCTTTGCAGTTCTCCAAAGATGCGACGTTCATTTCATCCAACTTTCATATGCCCACTCAAAACATCGACCAATAGTAATGAGAAAAGCTACAATTACATCTATTTTTGTAAGCTTATAGTTACCGAATAAGTACAGTATTAAATCAGTAGTCCAGGCAATAGCTGCACCGGTAAAAAGTACCGCCCATACCTTATTCATTTTGTACTCCGAAAAAACCCAGCCAGGGCAGTGCGGAGCTGCTGACGGAGCTGGTTTTGATTAACTACTTTTTCTTTATTTTGGGAAATGTTAAGTAGGGGAACGTCCTGCATCTCCGGCAATGCCAGGATGGCTTGGTAGAGGGCTTGCTTGGCGTGATTCATGGCATCATAATCAGTTCCGTAAAGCGGGTCATATGACAGTTCTATGAGTATGTCATCTGCTGTTGTGGTCATTCTTCTCTCCGATCTTGTTAAGTAGGTTAGTTGGGGTGAGTATCTTCCCCAGCAGTTTCTTTTTCTTTCTCACCTAAGCCTAGTCTTTGAAGTAATATCTCCATTTCCTCTTTGCCGAGCTTTCCAACAATACTATTTTCAAAATTATACTTCTCGTCTTTGATTACATGTTTGAAAGCTAGGCCAATTACTCGCAATTCTCGGTCGCTCAATATTATTCGCTTATTCATATTCTTCTCCTTAATTGCTATTAGTCAGTTTGTGAATAGGAGCGGGGGCACTAGAGCCGATGGGTTATAAGGCCACCGGTATGCGCAATCCCCCCGCTTCTACCCACAAATCCCAGCTGCCGCTATGAAGCCGCGTTATGACATTTCGGCATTATTACAGCCGCCCACCGCTCCATAGTGGTGGCAACTGGCCGAGCGTGGCCTGCACGGGTGTATCCAGTCCAGACAACCCGTAGGTTTACTGCAACGCATAGGTGTGTCACGCTCGTAGGTGCTGGCTGCTGCTAGGCGAAAATTTAAACACCTCCAAGATTCGGAGGGTGAGCGTTTAGCCGACCTAGGCCACTCGTCCGAAGACTTCGCTGGCACCAGCACATACGTTCCTGTTTGAGCAGCCATAGCTGATGGCAATTAGTCCGTTCAATGCATATTAGTAACGGCACTGCATATGCCTAGCAGTGGCTTACCATCAGCTAAAGTTCTCGTAACAAGCACGGTATTTATATCACTACAATTCCGTTACCAGCTCATTGATGTGACGCAACTCGCTGACACTTGTTACGAGATTAAACTGTTCAAACAGGTTATTCAGTAGAGCGCATGGTGCCAGTAGTAATTGGCTGTCGGTTTCTTTACGCGCTGTTGTCTACCGACTACATGTTTCGAGCTTCCCGTGACTTAGGTCAGTGCTGTACGACACGACCACAAGAGCCTCTGACACCCCTGCCTAGTTACACGATTACTACCAGCACTACTGCGCTCTACTGTTTGTTCTGATAGATGATATGTGGCTGGTAGCAAGGTGGCCGAACCACTATTGATGTCACTATTCGACACTCGTTTTGGTTTGCTACCAGCCTCACATCATCTATTTATGTTAAAGAGCTCTAACTGGAACAGGCCTTTTACCGCCATGCCTAGGGCTGGTAGGTTACCGGTAGTACCGATACAGGTACACGTGGTACTCACTAAAGCTTATCTTACCTCGCCGGAACAGGGAACGCATCTTCTTTAAGTCTTGGTACTGTTTAGGCGGTAGTTTCTGCAGGTTCTTCATTACTTGGTTTCCTTTAACTTACGGCCTGCTTCGATTAGGGCATCTTGCACACATTGTACATCTGCGATAGCCTGGGCTATTACTTGTTCGGCGGTCATAGTGATGCCCTCCAGCCTTCTACGGCTATTTCAGCGCCTCTGAGCGTTTTAAATGTTTGAGTGGTAACTTTGTGCATCTCAAAGTCTTCAAAAGCTACATGGTACTCTCCAGCCGTCTTACGGACAGACAGGCGACCATGCTTGGTGGTCTGCGACCATGTGTTGTGGTTCGTTATGACTTCGCGGTGGAGGGTAGAAGTGTTCATTACTTCTTACCCTTAGGATTGTTTATAAAGTTGACGTAGTTATTGACTGCTTGCTTATCATGCAGGCGAGCCTTTAGGAACAGTGCGTGGGCAAGGTTAGCTGCCTTGATCTGTTCATCCGTCATAGTTGGTTCGTTAATAGGGTCAAATGACATAATTTTAGTTCCAGTCATTATGTTGATAATGGTAGATTCGGTTGGCAGTTCCAGCGGATTCGTATCTGCTAGCGGTTGAATCTGCTGTAATAGTACTCCTATATAAATACTATGTCAATACATTTTGTATTTAATTTATGCTTACTCCATGTTTAGAGGTACTTATTGGGTGTAAATTAGTATATTTCTCTTCGAGTGCAGCCATGCCCATATCAACTACATCAGCTTGGCTAATTTTAACAGGGAAGTGCCGCGCTACTAACTCACGCACTCTAATTACACGTTGTTTTTGTTCATCAGATACATTTAATGTTGCCATTCTATCATTCTCCTTATATATCATTGATGAGTATACAGTGTATTGACATTAAATACAATACGTGCTATTATGTAATCATTCCAATAAAGGAAAACAAATATGACAAACCAAATACAAACAATCGAAATCTACCGCAACGGGGAACTGGAACAACCCAGCATAGCAAGTAGAGCAGGGAACATGTTAGCCTCTGCTGCTATACATGCTCTCTCAGCCACGTACGAGGCTTCTAAGCGTGTTTTGGGTGACATGAGCACAAGTATTGCTCTTGACATTGTAGACGCCCAGAATGGTACCAATTTACGCCATGCCTACTATGAACAGAAACGAACAGCCCGTGTTGCCGCTATTGCCAGTGAGTATGGGATTACTGCCCGGGATAGTGTGGGGCGGTATGTCTAAATAAGACTTGTTTGGTCAGGCTTCTGTCTAAAGTTCTGAAACCTATCCATATTAGCTTGAGACGGCTTACGACCCGCACCATATGTATTCAATAGTAGAGTATCAATGACTTCTAATATTTCTGATCGGTAACGTTTAACTAAAAGCAATGCATCAGGTTTGTTCTTCATACGCTTATAGTCTACGTAACTAGCAAGGAATGATTCTGGACTATCCATATCTGCATAACCAGACCCATTAAAACTATTAACAGATAGAATTAGGTACTCTAAATCAGTTGTTTTCGGTTGTTTTGCCATAAGTACCCTTACCCTTACTAGGCCTTCGGCCTTGAGAGTTTTACATGTTTGGAATCTCAGGGGGAGTTCGCCGCCTCGGCCTATCTCTTCTAATGGGGAAAGGATAAAGTCTGTAGAGTTTACTAACGTTTATCGTAGAGGAATTGTAAAGATAGATGGCTGTCAGGGTTCACTAGGGCAGTCCTTTTGTTAACGACAGTGGAACCCTCCAACTACGAATACTGCAAAGTATTGACATCAGTTAATCACAAGTGTATAGTGAAAGTCAAGAGCAGCCAGCTCCCACAGAGAATACTGCAAAGCCCCAGCGTAAAACCTGGGGATTTCTCTTTTTATATGATATCTTTCAGTAGTACGCATGAATGTCAGGCGTGAGTTGAACTACCTCCCACGGTAGCGCTTAAAAGTCTTTAGCAACTCCTTGCGTACGCTATAGCAATGTGGTTAGATAGAATCATGGCATTTGTAGTTTATTCCACACCATACCATGGGCATCTAGCAGCCACTATTCCACGTGAGACTGCACTAAAGCTTCGCCAGGCACAGAAGCATCCAGAAGAACTCAGTGAAGCTCAGAGAGCCTATATACGAAACGTGAAGCGAATCTACATCCCCCAAACCATTAGTGATACGCCCCAAGTTGAATGGGATAAGCGATACCGATGATAACTCTTTTTCGTGGCAAGCTACCATATACCCAAGAAGAACTTTCCGAATACATTGGTGATTTGGCTAACCTCACAAAGTTACGTGAGAAAGCGCAAGCAATGGCTGTGGTACACCAGAATGATAGCCGGCAGCAGAAGTTCCGGGAGCAGACTGATAGGTATGATGAGAACATTAAGACTGCCCAGTTAGCCCTGCAACATATGCTTGAGAAGAATGTGAAGTGGTTGAAAGGGAAGTGAAGGCAAGGGAAGTACTCGTGCGGAGCGCATGGCTCTATACTTTTATAATCTTAAGTGGTATAACTTGGTACATAACATGGATAAGAAAGAATAAACCGTAATGGCAAATGCTGTTGGTAGACCTTTGAAGTTTAAGTCTCCTGAAGAGTTAGAAACAAAAATAGAAGAATATTTTAATTCAATTATGGGCAATGATATTGCTACCATTACTGGTCTTGCGGTGTACCTTGACACAAGTAGGCGTACATTGCTTGATTATAAAGAAAAAGATGAATATTCTCACTCGATAAAAAAAGCCTTAGCACGTTGTGAGGCACAAATAGAGAAACGAGCAATGTTAGGTGGCCTGAATGCTACTATGTCCATCTTTACGTTGAAGAACAATTATGGATGGGTTGACAAGACCGAGCAAGACATCACAACTGCAGGTGAAAAGATTGAAAGCAAA